TTAAATTATTTTGGACTAGATATATGATACACCTTGCTGGAGATAATCCCGAGGACTTATACTTTCCTAATGCTCTATTAACTCTAGCGGTTATTAATAACATAGAAGTTATGGAATCTGTTGGCCTTATATCATATTGATATAAGAAAGGGGTTTACATTTAAAATATACTATGATATAATAGTAAAACATATTAAAAATTGGACATACTATGCCTAAACTAGTAATAAGTGGTCAAATATCTCAAAAGAAGAAAATTATCGAGTACATCGCAAACCTGGAAAAAGCCCTAGGTATCAATCGTATGTGGTCAAAAACCATTTTTCTTAACTTTAAGAACAATGTTGATTGTGGTTACGGCGAATGTTGGGGAGATTATAAAGATGGTTATGTTGAAATCAATATCGCCAAAAAGTTAAAAGGTAAGAAAATACCATATGAAGAAATAATGTCAACTGTAGCTCATGAAATGGTCCACGCAAAACAATATCTTCGTAAAGAACTTGATGGTTATTCTACTACCTGGAAGGGTCGTAACGCAAGTAATTACAAATATCAAAACCAGCCTTGGGAAAAAGAGGCGATCAAATTAGAGTGGAAACTCTATCAAGACTGCTGGCCTTCTTAAAAATATATATAAAATTTATATACTTTTTTTTAAAAAAACACTTTACAAGCACTCGAAAATAGTGTATAATATATGGGTAAAGTAAAGAAAAGGAGTAAAATATGAATGAAGTACTTTTAAAAGAAATTATTCAAAAGGTCTGGAAAATGGATTCTTTTGAATTATTCAATAAGCTACTTGATGAAGACCTCATAACAGAAGGTACTATCAAAGCTGAAGATATGTTTAACGAAGAGTTTTTATTAAAGCCGAGGGCGGCCTTAGTAAACTTTCTTTACAAAGAAGAAACAGGGGAGGTATTGGCATAATGTTTAATATCAATGATTATATAAACCCTATAAAAGGCGAGGCGGCTTCTCATAAAGGAATCCCAATGGAATATAGATATCACCCTGATGTTCTCAAGGCGAAAGACGCTGGTGGAGCAACTGGTAGAATTAGATATAGAGGTCCTAGGTATGATTCTATGAGACAGACAACTTTAATGGAAGATGCGAAATGTTTCAGTATCTATCCAGAAACAAGAACAAATTATAATGGAGTAATCAGATGGCAAGGATAGAAGTAGTAATTGCGAAGTTGGACGAACTTATTAAAAAGGTAGAAAAACTCGAAGAATTAGTAGATGAAAATACAGACCTAGTTGATAGGGTTCATAGTCTAGTAGATGGTATTGACAATAGAGTGTAAAAAAGACGCACTTTTTTTAACAAAACACTTTACTTTTGTCAAAAAGTGTGATATGATATACATATAGTGAAAAAAGGAGTAAATATGTTAGAAATAGTAAATGAATATGATTCTTTCAGATATACCCAACATGGTATAAATTATGAAGGTTTTGTCAAGAACGTCGGTAAAGACTTTATCGAAGGTAGATTTTGTGAAACAGATGAATACGGCCAGAAGATGGGCGTAATGTTTAACACAATAATCTATTTAAAGGATTTCAAAGATTTAAATATGGAATGGTGGTTTGACGGCCAGGGTTGTGATAACTCTGCGATAGGTGTTTCAGGTTGTTGGGAGGCGTTTGTATGAAAAGATATGTAGTTCAAGTAGAAAAATATGTTTGGGCCGAAGATGACAAAGATGTCATTTCCAAAATGGAACATGAGTGTTCTAAAGAAGATATAAAAAACGATAATAGATGTTCGGTAGTTCAGATTGTCGAACAACCATTTGGGAGTATTGGTAATAGAAAAGTAGTATGAAGAATGTAGTATTTGATATTGATGGAACAATCGCGGATTGTAATCATAGACGACACTTTGTTACAGATGGTAATAAAGATTGGAATTCGTTTAAAAAAGAAACTGTCAATGATACTCCTATCGAGCATGTTTGCGATATGGCAAAAATTCATGTTTCGGAAGGAGATAATGTAATGTTTGTATCCGCAAGGAATAATTCCGAAAGGGCGGTGACAAAGAAACAGATTTTAGATTGGATTGGAATCGATGACCCAATTCTCTTTATGAGACCAGATGGAGATTTCAGACCAGACGATATCTTTAAAAGAGATATTTTAGAGTTTTTAAGACAAGATGATGTCTTAGGTGGCAATCCAGATATTGTATATGACGATAGGAATAAAGTTGTAGATATGTGGAAAGCCAATGGAGTTAATGTAGTTCAAGTAGTCAATAGAGAACAAGGAGATTTCTAATGGGCGAATTCAGCAAGGAAGAACTAAAAAACAGTAAAAGAATTTATAAATCAGCAACTCCTAAATTTACAGTTGACTGGTATTTAAAATGGATTGCGTCTGCATTTGTTTTACTCGCGATGAGTATTCGTGGAGTAGAAGGGATGCAGATATATGACCTTTACTTATCTATTGTAGGTATATTCCTATGGTTAATAGTATCGGTCATGTGGAAGGATAGAGCTTTAATTCTACTGAATGGAGTAGGATTAATGTTCTTAATTAATAACTTAGTTCAGATGTATGCAAATTAATTTAAAAAAAGTGTTTACATTTGTCCAAAAGTGTGTTATAATATAGGGTATAATTTAATGAAGGAGATTACATTATGAGTAAAAGTAGATTAGAATTAATCAAAGAGGCCGCAGAGAAGTATAAAGAAGAACAAGAGTTCAAGGCGGTTGTCAAGAAAGTCTATTCAAGACCTAAAAACTATCTTACTAAACAAGTGAAGAAGGCTGGTAAACAAGCGCCAGGCTCTTTGGAATGTTTCAAAGAAGAAAATATGTACTATACCGAAAAAGAAACGCAAGACTATCTTGCTGGTACTTCGTACATGGAAACATATAACGCGATGAAGGATCATGATGAGTGGAACTAATGTAGAACAAATGAAACTCGACGTGAAAAGAATCGAGGCTCTTCTTACAGTAAGAGAAAGAGCTGGTGACCCAGGTTTTAAAATGATGTGGGGTAGAAAACTAAAACAGTTACTCAAAAATATTGAGAATCCAAAAAGATGTAAGGACTTAGTATCATGACACAGTACGACGATACAGTAGAAAGACAAAGGTTGTTACTAGAGGCCGAAGAATGGTCAATGAAAACTAAGTCAATACATATACATTCATTTAGTAGTATGTATTATGATGACCACCCCGAAGATACGGAGAACGGAAGTGTTACCGATATCGAATATAATTGTGGTTATATTGTAAGAAAACAAAATGGTAAAGTGCTTCGTACTTTTGGAAGAATATTAGAAGGTAACGAATTACTAGAACACTATGTGAGGAATACATAATGGGAATGACAAGTTTTTATACAGGTAGTTTGCGTTACGATATGCATGGTAGAAAGCGTAAAACTACTTCAATGAAAAGTCGTAAGAAAGTTCATGAGTTCAAGCCATATAAGGTAGAAAAAACTTATGCACAACAACAGATGGAAGATTTTAATAAAAAGTATCCATCTTGGACTGGCGATTCAACTTATACAACACCTGATGATCAATCATGGAAAGCGGAAGAGTCAAAGAATTTTACAGTTGCACCAGCATACAATAAAGGTGCTTATCAAGTTATCCCAAAAAGGGATATTAAACATATAGGGAAATAATTATGGAAACAGCAATTAGTTTTATTGGAGGTTTTGTACTACTAACATTTGCAGGATTTTTCGCAATCGCATCTGCAGAAATAGTGGCTCAACAAAAAGGTCAATCTTTATTCGATAAGGATAAAGTAAAATATAGAGATAAGGATAATACATAATGGCAAAATATGATTATATGGAATACTCAACTTATGTTGAGGGCGATAAGAGAGCTGATGTTATCCGCACCGTGGGTTTAAAGGAAAACTTTTTCGGAGTGAGATTTACACATCAGAATAACAATCTAGGTATTGAATGGTACCCTGAACACAGCGAGTCGTGGGCAGATGATTGTGCAGAGAATTGGGTAATGGGAATTAAGGAAGTTCCTGCAGTCAAATAAGTTTCGGGGGCCGAGTACATCATACTCCTTTATTTTACTCCTTGATGTACCACCCCCACTTTAATTAAGAGATAATATGGCTACTAAAACAGAAAAGAAAAGAGCAAAGACAAGGGCGAATCGTTTAACTATTGACCATATAAAAATGGGTCCAGAACCTTTATGGCAACCTGGAGAATCAGAAAAACTATCTGAGAGTGAAAGAAAAGTTCAATGGTCAAAGGCGGCACATTGGTATAATTACTTTTATAAATCCAAGGACTATGTTCCTTTCGTAATCCAATACGCAGAAGAGATTTGTAAATTTGATAAAGATCAAATAAAAGCCTTAAAACAATGTGAGGATTGGAGATTAATTTATAAAGGTAAAGCCTTATGTCGACTTCACTATAGAGGTTGGGTTCATACCGAACAAGAACACAAATATGTTTTAGACCATTTACTTGAATGTGTAGAATATGGTAAAACTGTTGTCGCAGAAAAGAAAGAGGCCAAGAAGAACGCACCTCCAGTAATCTCACCAGCAGAAAGAACTCGTAGAAAAGTTATGGATACTGTATTCGAACTATGGGATACGACAATAGTTGAAGGTTGGATGGACCAAAACTTCGAGGAATCTATAGATGTGTTTGCGGCTTTTAAAGAGGCAGGATTAAAGAGTAATGCAATCGCACCATTTAAACAAGTCATCGACCATGAGTATGAACTTATCAACGATGCGATAAACAAAACATGTGACCAAGCTGTAGAGGCGTATTCACATATTAGTCTCGCGAATAAAAAGAAAATGGTAAAACAAATGGAAACCATTTACGCAGACTTAGATAAATTAAAACTTTCTTATAAGGCTGAAAGAGGTCCTAGAATTAAGAAAAGAAAGGCGACTGATGTCCAAGTAAAAGATTTGAAATATAAAGTAGAGGATATGGATTATAAATTGACTTCAATTAATCCTATAGGTATTCCTGGGTCCTCAATTCTATTCGTGTTTAATACTAAGAACAGAACTTTATATCAATACGAAACCACTGCGACTGCAGGGTTCGAAGTGGGTGGAACTACTATTAAAAACTTTGATGGTAAACTATCGAAGTGTGCTAAGTTAAGAAAGCCAGAAGTAATACTACCTTTAATGTTAACCAAAACTCAAAGACAAATCGATAAGATTTGGAAAGAGCAGATTACAACTAAGGTTAGTTCACCTAACGGAAGAATTAACAAAGATTGTATATTACTTAGGATATTATGATTGAAAAAGAAAAACAAGTTTTTGAACACAAAATAATGACGAAAAAGAGGTTCTCACTGGCTGTAGAAAAGTTAGTTGCGAATTCTCAGAATGTATCTTATATAGATGCGGCAGTAATGATTATAGAAGAAAGAGGAATGCCATACGCGAATCTAAAAAGACTATTGACAGATTCACTAAAGGCAAAGATAGAACAAGAAGCCTCTTCCCTTAATCTAATTCGTGGTAAAAAGAAAGGAAATAAACTACCTATATGAGTGATCCCTTTGAATCCTATAAGTTATATAATGCGTTAAGGTTACATTTTCAAACTGACTATGACGCGATAAAGTATAACTATAAATCAAATGTAACACCTCAGTCATTTTTTAAAAGAAAGGATAAGTATTTCTTTGCCAAGATTGCCAAGAAGTATGAAAAAGATTTAGTAAGTTATTATGTTGCCAACTTTAAGGAAGGCGTATCGTATGTTGGAGATATGGTCAATGAAGTTGGAGATGACAATTATAATAAATATAAAAAAGTTAAAGAAAGTATCCATCGAGTGTTCTCGGTCGATATAAATATATTAACAGAGAGTGAAATTGATTTCGATAGATGTTTTACTTCCTTCGATGGTCAACTTCCTCTCGTTATACAGTTGATGATGCAAGATGATATATCATTGGAAACAGTGGTTATTCTTGACTCATTAATTGGGTTCATACCTCGTGAATCGAAAAAGATAAAAGATACCATTATATGGCCTGATATCAAAAGAAGAATCGAGAAGTATAAACCATTCGTAAACTTTAATGATATTAAATGTAAAAATTTATTATTAGAGGGGTTTACAAATAACGCGTAATGTGTTATAATATAAAGTCTATATTATGTATAAAGTGGATAATTCAGTAAATACAATGATGAAACGGAGAAAAATATGTCATTCGAAAATCTAAAGAGCATGCGAGGCTCGTCAATCGATAAACTCGTGAAGGCAGCGGAAGCTGTGTCCACTACTAAAACAGAATCAAATAACTCTTATGAGGATAATAGATTCTGGAAACCTACCAGAGATAAAGCAGGAAACGGTTATGCCGTAGTCCGATTCTTACCGGCACAAGATGGTGAAGACCTTCCTTGGGTAAGATATTGGGACCATGGTTTTAAAGGTCCTAATGGTCTATGGTATATAGAAAACTCTTTAACTTCCATCGGTCAACAGGATCCTGTATCAGAGATGAACTCTGTTCTATGGAATTCTGGTAGAGATGAAGATAAAGCGATTGCAAGGGAAAGGAAAAGACGTCTACATTATGTATCAAATGTGTTAGTTATTTCTGACCCAGCAAACCCAGAAAACGAAGGAAAAGTTTTCCTTTATAAGTTTGGTAAGAAAATCTTTGATAAG